GCTCATCGTTGCGTTTTTTTGTATTGTCATTGTGCGAACTGCCTTCTTCCATGTGTTCGTTACCTCCCTGACTGCCCGCAGCGAATCCTCCCCGCTGCGGGCATTTTTTATCGCACTAGAACGGGATGCCGTCATCCAGATCGGCTGGCTTAGGTGCCGCGGCTGCTGGCGTTGCGCTGACTTCAAAGTCATCAAACTCCGACGGCTGGTTGCCGCCTGTCGAAGTCATTGGCACTTCGTCGAAGTCATCCAGCGACGCGCCGCCGTAGACAGCATGAGTGACCTGGACAACGTCGATCAGCAGCGAGATGCCGCCGTTGCCGTCTGGGTCGGTGGCCGGATATGCAGTCACGCGCACATTGCCCTTTGACCCGCCCCAAATGCCAAGGTCGGCCAGCGGCTGCTTCATGCCGTCAATGACCTTTGGCTTTTCGTTGACCTTGCCCTCGGCATTGGTTCCATTCCGCTTGGCGCGGAACTCGACGCGGCCATCGTCCAGTTTCTTCATGCCGAAAACCTTGCTGAACGGCTCTTTGCGACCGCAGCTTTCGTAGTGCGCCTTGAACTCGGCGTGCATTTTCTTGGCTTCGTCGTGGCCAACGTCCCACGCAACGCTGTAAGCAGCGTTTGATGCCGTTGGCTGGCACTGCTCGCTGCGCTTTTCGGCGGTGTTGTAGCGATATGTTGTGTCAAGGCGGGGATATTTAAATTCTACGCCACGGAACATGAATTGTCTAAAGTCTGTCTTGGCCATTGTGTTGGCTCCCTTAATTAAAGTCGGCTGGGTTTTCCAACCATCTTGGTAGATCAATCGTGTTGACCCCGTTTGACCATCCAGTGTCATAGACGCCACTGGCGTTGGCCGTTGCAATCTTGTTCAAGGCTTCATCCATCTTGGACTTACCATAGGCAAGATATTCCTCTGACAGCTCATGCACCGCGACGGCATATGGCGCTGTTTTCTCAACACATGCAAACAGGAACTTGTCAGCTTGATAGCCTGCAAGCCGCAGGACGTGCATGTAAAAGGCTGCTTGAATGTGGTATCCGTAGTTCAGGCAGTCCTTTGCGAATGACTTTGGATCGGCAGCTTGGCAGGTCTTGATGTCATAGATGACGCCGTTTGCCTGCCAATATGAGTCAGGCCGCGTCTTCAGTTCCAGCCCAGTGTTGTCGTCAGTCGCAAAGAAGCTAGCTTCGTTGATGACAGTATCGCCAGCCATTCTGTCACCAATCGGGTGCATCAGCAGGCTGTCGGCCATCTCTTTGGCAAGGTCATAGTCGCCAGCGGTCAGCAGGGTCTTGCCCTCGGCCTGCGCCTGCTCGTATGGCTTCTTCCAGTCGTTGCCGCGACGTGTCTCTGGCCCACGCAGCACAAGGTCTTTTTCGCTCTCCAGAACCATCGCATGAACAGCGGTCCCGATGTCAAATGTCGGGCTGGATTTGTAGACCTTGGCCTTCCAGTGCGCCAGCGTGGACTTCGACACCATCTTAACGTCGGATGACGATATAGCCTCCTTGGCGTGATATTCGGCGTTGGATAGATTGTCGGCGGTTATCATCATTTCATCGTTTCCTTCCCATAAAGTGCAATCAATGTTGCCTCTGCGCGTCCATCGTCTTTGGCGCGCTTAAATGTTTCCGCAAATGCTGGAAACCTTTGCATCGCCAGCCCACGACTGACACCTTTTTCACGGCTCAGGCCAAAATGTTTTTTCCAAACCGCTGGCGTGACGTAGTGCGTTGGCGTCTTTGTCGCTGCCAGTGCCATCTGCAATGCGCCGTATTGCTCACCGAAGCGGAACATGCTGCTAACGCCTTGACCGGGCATGGCCGACACTTGCTCAACATATGCAACACGCTGGCCATCGCCCTCTGGCTCAAGAATTTGCAGGATAGCGTGCATGTCCAGCACCGTCTTGCCCTTCGGGTTCATCAGCGTTGGCATGTCGTGGACCTCAATGTCGCCGGTCGCAGGCCAATATAGCGTGATTGCGCCGGTGTAGCCTGGGTCAATGCCGATCAGCATCATGCGCTTTCACCTGATGCAGCTTGCAGCGACGCCCAGCGCATAAATGTTGATATGCTGATACCCTTGGATTCCGCCGCCTTCTTGATAGTGTCATGCTGCTCCGGCGAGAGCCTCACATGAATCTGACCTGTCTTGTTCATTGCCTGAACTCCCGTGTTTGACTGCCGCCCTTTATACAGATGAATAAAACACGGTCAAGAGACATTTAGTGCATTTTGTGTGTTGCACACTCAGTTGCGGCGTGTATAAAGGATGCACGAATAGCAAATGAGGGAAAACCAATGAAACACTTTATCGCAGACTTAATCGGGGTCGCAGCTATCTTTGGCGGTGGCTATGCGTTTTTGATTATCGGGCATGGGTTGGTCGGATGATGAAACCAAGCGAAATCACAATCATCGGTGAATACAACCGCATTGCGCTGTTGCAGCGCAACAATGGGCTGACCGTTGACCGCGTGGCAATCTGCAACGTCATCGCGGCTAAGTTTGGATACCGCCAGCAGGACGTGCTGGATGTAATGGAGGGAAAGCAATGATCCCAGCATTTAACGTAAACCCAACCATTGCCACGCAGCACGAAGAAGCCATTGGCCGCGCCATGAAAAAGCTGGAAGCGGCAAATGTAAAAAGCAAAGCGCCGTTTAGGCAACGCTCGCACGGCAACGAAAAAAACATGGGAACCACCAAAATCAAGCACAATTTAATGCAGGAGGAATGGCAGCGCCGCGCAGTTTTGGTGCGGGCATATCTGGAGAAGCACCCTGGCGCGGGAACAACTGACATTGCAACGGGAATTGGTGTTGAGATGAAAACAATGAACGCTTGGGGTGATAAGTTTCGAGCCTCTCAAAAAGAATACGGCATCCGCCACGTCAAAAGCATGACAACGAAAAAATACAATTACTGGCGGTCAGAGGACATGCCAAAAGCAGGAGACGCAAAATGAAATACGGCTCAGTATGTAGCGGAGTTGAAGCGGCGACCGTCGCTTGGCACCCGCTCGGATGGGAACCGCAATGGTTCAGCGAAATTGAGAAATTCCCCAGCGCGGTGCTGGATCATCATTATCCGAATACGCCAAACCTTGGCGACATGACAAACTTTAAGGAGTGGTCAAATGACCCAATCGACCTTCTCGTGGGAGGAACCCCCTGTCAATCGTTCTCAGTCGCAGGATTGCGAAAGGGACTGGATGATCCGCGTGGCAACCTCATGCTCACATATCTTGCCATCGCTGAACGATATGCTCCTCGTTGGATCGTCTGGGAAAACGTCCCCGGCGTCTTGTCATCTAACGGAGGACGGGATTTTGGAACCTTCCTCGCAGCGTTGGGGCAAATCGGGTATGGGTTCGCCTACCGAGTGCTGGACGCTCAATACTTCGGAGTGGCCCAGCGACGCCGTCGTGTGTTTGTTGTCGGATACCTTGGAGACTGGCGACGTGCCGCAGCGGTTCTTTTTGAGCGCGAAAGCATGTCAGGGCATCCTGCGCCGAGCAGAGAAACGCGGGAAGAAATTGCCCAGTGCCTTACAACGCGCACTAGAAGCGAATACGACCCAACAACCGAAACCTTGCCCGTGACCACTGGCGCTTTGTGTGCGAGAACTGGCCTCTCAATTAGCACGCAAGACGCAGCCCAAGGTCATCTGCTGCCCATAGCGCCGCAAGTGATAAACATTTATGGCGGAAACAAACGGCCAGATCGACCAGAAGGTGGGTTCTATGTGCGTACAGATGAATTGACTAGCAAAACCCTCGACGCTGCGACGGGGTTAAACCCAACTTGCTCTCAAGGCGGAACAGCAATCTTACAAACAGCGGTAGCATTCTCATCAAATATGTCAGCACCAGATTATCAAACTGACGGCACAACGCCGACGTTGAAGTTGGGCGGACATGGTGGCGGCAATCCGCCTGCATTCAGCGATGGATCACAAGTCCGCCGCCTCACACCAACAGAATGCGAACGATTGCAGGGTTTCCCGGACGACTACACGCAGATCGCGTGGCGCAACAAGGAAGCAGAGAACTGCCCGGACGGACCTCGATACAAGGCAATGGGCAACAGCATGGCCGTACCCGTTATGCACTGGATTGGACGACGAATTGAAATGATTGAAGCAGAATTTGGAGACGCAAAATGAAAACAACAATCATCATCACGGGCCAGATTGATACAAGCACGGCATTTGGTGTCTGCATGACGACAGGCGAAAGGGTTTTTGTGCCAGCGGCAGTGGCTCGCCCGATCAATATCATCGTCAACGGCGAATATGAGGCCGTATTGATTGAGAACGT